GCTCCACCGGCAGAACCAGTTACCCATTGCTTCATTCTTCTATCGTTTGCTTGAGAAGCTCTATATCTTACGTGTAAGAAAGGACGTCTGATGTTTGTACCTAATACTTGGTCATAAACTGTAGAAGTTCCAGCTGGTACTAATACACCTTCGATTGAGGAAGGTCCAGTCATACCACCACGCGTAGAAGCGTCGTTTAAGTATTTCCAGTCAGTCTTATAGAAATCATAAGAACCTCTTCTGAATCCAGAGAAACCTAAGTTCAATGCCATTTCTTCAGAGTTTTCAAATAATCCATAAGCAGTTCCTCCTTGTGCTCCAGAAGATAAACCAGCTAACATATCATCAAAGTCTAGAGAAGTTTCTCTTTGACAGAATAACATGTTTTCTTCAATTGCTCCTTGAGTATCTAAGTTTTTCAAGATATTGTCAAAATCAACTAATCCACCACCAGCAGCAGTAAACCCTACATTTACATTACCTCTTTCTTCGATAGCAGCGAATAAACCTTGAGTACCTTTATACCCAGCAGCGAAAGCAGATCCTGCTGCAGTTGCACTAGCTTTTTCTCCTTCAACAACAGACATTTCTAAGTAGTCTTCAAAACGTAATCTTGTTTCAGATTCAGCTTTTAAGTACCATAAATATCCAGATGTTCCGTCTTCAGTAGCAACTTCTACCCAACCGATTTGAGCCATATCAGATCCGTTTACAACGTATTTATTTCTGATAATGATTGGTGAGTTAGAGAATTGTGTGAAAGAAGGATCAACAGATACATACCCGTCAGTGTTAGCAGCGCTATAATTAGGTGTTTGTGAACCTTTTCCATATTCAGATCCAAATACAAATATCTTTACACCTGTAGTTGCTAAGGCAGCAGTAGTTGTAGCGTTATAAGGAGCTACAGTTAAAGCACCAGTAGCTAAATCAGATCCAGTTACAACAGCTTTTAATTCAGCTCCTGCAGCATCTAAAGCTACAATAGTAGATCCTACAGATACAACGTTTGCAACATAATCTTTAGGATCAGCTGGTGCTACGTCTACAGGAATTGTAATTGTATTTACTTGGTCGTTAGTACACGCTTCATAAGAAATGTGTAATCTATTTTGCTCAGACCAAATTACTTGATCAGAACTCATTGGCATTTCAGCACCTACCATTCTTAAGAATCCAGATAATGTTCTGTTTCCGTAACGCTCTACTTCTTGTTCGTAGATCTCTGGTAAGTATTGTTGTGCAAAAGTATCAGTGTCGCCAGCGCCAGCGCCGTCGTTGAACTTTAGATAATTGCTATCTAAAATTTCTTGTTTTTGAGATGGTTTCAATGAACCAAATTGTGGAGTTAAACTCATTTTGTTTAATTTTGTTAGTTAAATTTTCTTGTTTTTACTTTTAGTTTTGTAGAGTCAGCACCAGAAATAGCTTTAACCTTTAAACCATTAATAAACACATCGCCTCCGCTAGTCTTTCTAGGTTCAGTTGAAATGTTTTTTGATTTAACCATAACATCTCTAACAGCATCAGCTTTGCCCTGCTCATAAAAATGTTGTGCTATTGTATCAGCGTTTCTAGCAGCGTATAAAGCTTTGTGGTAACCTTTAGTATCTTTAACCTCCCCTTTATCATTTAGGAACGTCCCAATGAAGTTAGAGATATCAGATTGTGCTTCTGCTACCTTTTGTGGATTTTTTACGCTGTACCTGAATTTACTTTCACCAACATTAAAATCAAAACCTTTGAAGTCATCGGTTAGTAATTCATTAGTACGTTTTAAAAAATCCGAGTGTTTTGCTTTACCAGCTTTCTGCTCTTCGTTATATCGGTTAAAAAAGTCAGTGGCTTTTTGTTGGTCTTGAGTTACGCCTGGTCTCAACTTGATCTCGTCGTAGTATTTACTCTTAGTTTCCTCTAAAAAGTTTCTAGCTTTTGCAACTTCTTCTTTAAATGCAAGCTTCTTCTTGCGTATGTCTCTTTGCTCGTCAATATCTTCATCATAAGAAAAATCTTCTAGCATTAGACTTATATCTTCACCTTCTAAATAAGGTTTCGTTTGTTTATAATATTCTTTTAGTAATGTTTCGTTATCTACATTAGAGTAATCAGCATTAAGCCTCACATAGTCACTTATATTACCACCAGTCTCTTCCATGAAAGAAACTAGCTTTTCTATATTTTCTGGTAAAGATTTACCAATTACTTTTTCATCTCTAATAGCTTCTTTGTATTCTGCTTCTACCTCTTTAACCTCTTCTTTAACGTCCTCTTCAATCTCTTCGATTAATTGTATAGGTGAATTATCTTCAACAACTTCAGCTACTGGCTTTTCAATAGCTGGCGCATCATCTTCCTTTATAACTACTTTTGTAACCTCTGGTTCTGTATTAATCAAAGGTTCTTTCATGCTAACCTTAGTGACATTGTTCTCTGGTGTAGCTAATTTTTTAGGTGTCTTTCTTTTTATTTTAAATTCACCTTCTTGTTTTACTGTTTGTTCTGACATAATATAATAATATAAAATTAATAAAGTTTTTTTGTCTAAGTTAGAATTGTTCTAATCCAAAACCACTTAGTGAGTCAAGACCTGAAGACTCAAAATTCTTTGGAAGCTCGTCGTTTTTACGTTGGGCTATAAGCTCTGACTGCTGAGTAGCTTGTATTCTAGTTCTTTCGTCCTTACGATCTTCTATATCTTTTTCTTTTCCTTTTTCAGCATCAGCTTTTGCTTTAGCTAACTGAACGTTATAGTTAAATTCTTCAGCCATTAACTCTTTCTTAATCTGAGCCTCAGCCTGCATACGTTGCATTTCAAATTGAGATTTCCCCTGTTCTATTTGAAGAGTTGTTTGAGCTAACGCTTGTTGCTTTTGCACTTCAGACATGGCTGCTTTTTCAGCTGCTTGAGCATTGGCTTGGGATTGCGCCTGTATATTCTCCATTTGAGCTTTTTTATCAGCCTCCATTTTCTGTTTACGCTTTATCTTAAGCATTTGATTAGCTAACTTAATGTTAGATATTTGCCTTAAATCTATAACGTCTTCAAGATCAATACCTCCAGATTGTAAAGCTATCTGTATGTTTTTTTCAAGAACCTGTCTTTCTTCTTCGTCAGGTTCTAAGTCTAAGAATATACCAAACTCATGTATATTTAGTTTTTCTATTTGCTCTAACGTGTTTACATTAAAACTACTTATAGAGTTCATTAAAGCATTTTTTGTTAACGGAAAGTTTAACATATCCGCAGCTCTTAAACTTATATTTTCACACACTCTTACCGTTATATACATTAAAGACTGTAGTATATGTTTAGTAGCTGTATTAGATGCTGCAGCTGCTAGTTTTTGTAAGCCAACTAGTGAATCTTTTGTTGGTTGACTACCATCTCTTGCTTCATTTAAACCCGTCACATCTCTTATCATTTGTAAATAGTATTGATAAGTTTGTATAAGCGCTTGTATCTTGCCTATACCTGACGATGTTTGTAGCTCTTGTATCGGTACTTTACCTCTATTGATGTCTCCGTCTTGAGTAAGTGATCTACCTACTATACTACCAGTTTGGAAGTACATATTAAGTGCTTCCTGAGCGTTATAGTTTGTTCCATTACCAAGATCAACCTCAGCTAAACCGTCTACATCCACAAACACACCATCTGGTACCATACGAGCTAGCACTTGTTGTATCTTTAAATGAGTTAACTGTATCATATCAGCAAAGCCTATACTCTTACTAACAATACTTTCCACTCTACCTTTGTACATTCTAGGTGCTGATATAGTGTAGTTCATGTTAACTTTTGTCTGATCACTAAATGGTCTGGTCATGTTCTCAGCTAGCTCCCACTTTAGCATTTTATCATAACCTAGTATTTTAGCACCACTATACAATACCTCTATAGACCTACTAACTCTATTGAAATTATCACTCTCTGGTGGGTCAAACGTATCATCTTTCTCTAAAGCTTTTTCAAGACCTTGATCAGTTTGCTTTATTTTAAATACTTGATTACTGTATGTTTTATATTCAAAATACAACACTTGAACATTATCATAGTTTCCGTCTTGAGCATTGTAATTTCTATTTCTAGTAGAATCTCCAGGGTACTGTTGTATCTCTATAAGATCCTGGTCTGTTAGGCTTGGAAATTGTTTTTTAATTTCTTCTAAAGGCACGCTTTTGACTTCGCCTATGTAGTATATATCTTCAAAGTTTGGATCTTCTGTGTAAGAGTGTACCAGGTTTACTGGATCTACATATTCAACAGTAACACCATTAGCTAGGTTAAAATTAGTTTTACTAGCACCAATACCTATAACAACTAAGTCTTGTGCAACTCTTTTCTTTATCTCTTCGTATTTATTATAATCTAATACGTTATTTATAAGTTCCTCTTCAGCTATTTCTATAGCCTGCTTGTAAGTAAGTTGCATGTGCAACTCTAACTCTTCTTTGCTTTTTGGTAATTGATCTTTAGGTGTGTTAGTTCTACTTAAATCTATACCAAAGTTTTGCTGAGCTTCTTGTATTAAGTTCTGCGAAAAAGCGTCTTCAGCTAAATCAGTAGCGTGTTGTGTTCGTTCTTTTATAGCAAAAGGATCTGATGCAAATGATTTTATTTCATAACCTTTATCTGTCATGCCATTAACAACAATGTCAACAAATTTAGATAAAACAGCTACAGGTTTCCAGTCTAGGTTTAAGTAGCTTAAGTCACCGTTTATAGATAACTCATCTTTGTACTTTTGCACAGATTGTTCTCCTCTAGCATATAATCTTAACTTATGAAAATATTGCCAATTACTAGCAAATCTACCACCTATATTAGTACCTCTATCTCCTTTAAACCATTCATTCTCTATAGCTCTACCGACAGCATAACCATACTCTAAAGTTTGCTTTTCTGCGTCTGGTACTACCTGACTAGGGAAAGAGCTATTTGTATTAGTATAAATCATTTATTTTATTATTTTTGAAATATTTCCATTGTTATCATAACGGTTGAAAGATAGTTGAACTTTTCTTTTTTCTACTTTATAAGCTGGCGAGTACTTGTTTTTATTGCAAGCCATCGCAGCAAGACCAGAACTTATAGTAGCATCATGCTTTGTTCTGTTATTGATATTAAATCTAGCCCAGTCTTCTAATGTTCTCTGCAAATACATTTGACCATAACCTTCACCTGTAAAACCAACATAATCCTCTATATATGTTTCTATAGATGCAGCATGTGCTTGCTTTATGTCTTCACTAGAGTTTGGTATTCCTCCTATTTCTCTCTCAGTGACTGAAAGTTTGTTATATAACTTATCAGGTCTATTGATAGAGAAGTTTCTATAACCTCTTCTTTTCAAATAGTACAACAACCTGGGTTTATTATTCTCAGCCAGTATAGGCATACCATAAAAATGCAAAGCCATAAGTACATCTTCAAAAAATATCTCAGCTGTTTGAGGTCTAGCTATATATTCTAGGAAAAACATATTAGATGGAGCATTGTCCATATTAAACTTAGTTAAACCATGTAAAGCTCCATTAGATCCTCTTTTATCAACTGTACCTGATATATCGTAGCTGTCACACCCAAAGGCACCTATATGTTCGTTGCCAGGGTATTTAAGCCCGTTTTTTACTATAACATTATTTTGTAGGTTAGCTGATGGAACCCATGAAACATAAAACCTACCATTGCTATTTGGCTTAAACTCAACTAAGGTGTCTTTAACATCACCTCTCCAGTGAAAACTACCCCTAGTCACTAGACTTTTGTTTTTAACCTCTTCGTTATAATCTATTTGCTCGTATATCTTAGTTAGGTTGTATAGAGATAATTTAGCTTCATCTCTAAAGGCGTGTTTTTCAGTTCTTGGAAATTGTCTGTAATATTCATTTAAACCGTCTTGGTCGTTCTTTAAACCTTCAACTTCGTTTTCCCAATGCTGTATAACACCTGTCTTTATTAATTCATTACTCGGATCAAAGGTTTCCTCACTTGGCGCATCGAATACAGGTACTCCATAAGCGTCGATGAATCCTTCGTAATTCCATTCCATAGGTATGAACAAACTATATAATCCTGAGCTAGTCTGTCCGTTGCGGTTTCTCTCCCTGACATCTGAAGCATAGTATAATTTTTTA